TGTGAATTAACATTTTTTACATCTACCACGATGGACTCTAAGAAATCATTTTTCCACCTCTGTGTATCACTGTTATACACGAGGGTGTGACCGGTTTCTAGAGATGAAATATTAACGCTGTTAAGTTGGTTCAATTTGACCTCAACATTTGATGTAAGATCTGTGGTGATGGCAGTCTTTGGATCCAAAAAGTCCATTGTGTGGGTGATGAATACATTGTCACCTTCAAGGTGAGTGTTACCACTCACAATAAGAGCCTTTGTCACTTCAACATTACCCGACACATATGTATTTCCAGTAACACTGAGTTGTTTGGTGACATTCACATTTCCAGAGACATAGGCGTTGCCAGCAAGTTCAAGGTCTTTGTCAGCATATACATTTCCGGTGATAGTAAGTTCTTTGGTTACATTCACGTTACCAGATACATAGGCGTTGCCAGCAAGTTCAAGGTCTTTATCGGCATACACATTTCCAGTGGCAGTAAGTTGATCTGTAACAGAAATATTTCCAGACACATAAGCATTACCCACAACTTCAAGGTCCTTATCAGCATACACATTTCCAGTAACAGTAAGTTCTTCCGTCACAGAGACATTTGTGGATACATACACATTACCAGTCACAAGAATATCTTCGTGAGCGTAGATGTTCGCATCTACATGGCTTAGACCATAGACGTGTACATTAATGTCTTCATCAGTTTTTGGGGTAAAAGTTTTATCAGTTGGTTGTGCGTCTGTATAACCAATGGCAAACTCATCTGTTCCTTCGCGGTACCCCACAACAACATTTGATAGGGTGTCAGGTCTATGCATCAAAACACCCAAATCAAGAGTCGTATCCCCAGAAGTATTATCTTTGCCAATTTCTATGAACGCATCTTTGATGCTTGTATTTTCTGTATAAATCACGGTGGTATCTCCATTCACAGTGAGATTACCCTCAACAATCATGTCTTTGAGAACTGAAACATTTCCAGAAACAACCAAAACATTTGATCCAAATTCATCAATGTAGAGATTGGAACCAACACTAAGGGTGTGTTTTGGTAGCAAATTTGATATACCAACATTTGAATCTGTTACTAAAGAAGTGTCGTAGTAGTCGCCACTCAAAAATTGAACTGTGTTGGATGCAGCATTTGATTTATCAACAGCAATCGCAAAAGTAACACCACCAATTAGAGCGTTTGCTGATTCGCCAGATTCTGTGATTTCCTTTGTATTTCGATCATACATGAGAAGTACAATTTCTGGAGCTGTATAGTCTGTTCTATTACGAATGGGGGAAAGATATACGGCATTAGAATAAGGTGTTGGAACGGTCACGTTACTCGCATTGAAGACAATGGTATTTTCCTCCTGATCATTGGAATCAGGCACGTGCTTACCAAACCTAATCTTGGTAGATCTTTCCACCGAAGGTAAGTTCTTAACCATTTAATATATGGTAGTAAATTAATTTGCGTAAAGGAGACCCGCCATCCCATTTTGTATGCGAAGTATGTTATAGTTTACTGCGTAAATTGGGTCATTAATAGCGGTATTTTCGCTCATGATCTTTGCTGACTCAATTCTACTGAAATTGAGAGTACCAGTTGGCTGGAGAGAGCTTGTCATGAGACAAAAACAATAAAGGAAGAAATCTGGTGAAGTTACAAAATTTGTGTGATAGTAATTCATTACATCAATAAAGTGTGGTTTTCCCCATTTGTAGTTGGATAATTCAACACCATTTATGGATAATTTAACTTTATTTGTTGGAGAAGTGAGTGCTCCATCAGTTGTGGTATCCGAAGATGCGAGATATTTCACTGGGTGATTGAATATAAGGTCTTGAACGGTCTCACCACTTGGCATATTCTTTTGAACTTGTGTGATAAGCATATCGTGTTGCCGCGTGGCAATGTTACCACGTTCTTCATTATCGAGATAATAATAGTTAGCATGTACTTCGTAGTTATATCCATTATCAGCCGCTTGTGAACCCCAATGAATTCTAAGTTCTACATTGTGATAATTCAAAGCTACCAAAGGTAACGCACATTGTGGACCTTCACAAAAGAAAAATCGAAGTGGATAAAAGTATGATCTTGCGTGTACACCTGGGTGGGTACCAATCGCACTTCGGGACACATTCTGAGCAAAAGTATCAATAGCAATCTTTTCTGTAAAAACCGAATCCTGTGTGTCAACTACAGAACCACCAATGAGAAGTTCTATTTTATCAATCAAAAGATCCCATCGTGATGTATCTTTAGCTTCCGTTCCATCATCAATTGTTATATAGATATACCCAAGCATATCACCAGACTTTTCAATTTGAACACTTGACATTGAATTATTTTTCACATCTCCGTGTATTGTTTGTTTTTCAACGGATTGTGAAAAATTAGAGTGCCTTTTAAATGTGGAATTAAAAAACGATATCTCTGGGTTGCCCATAATGTACTCATCCTGAGCACCAATCGACACTAGTTGAACAATACCCGAAGACATGTTATACTACTTTAAGGGGAGAAAATTACAAGTTTGGTTTTCTACACGCAAATCTAAGAACTAAAAAGTTATCACCATCATCCGTTGAGTTTTTAATTGTATTACCTGTTTGATCTCTAATTTTTACACTAAGACGATCAATGCGTCTAATTGGATCAATGTACTGGGTCATAATTGGATAGTTATCCTTGAAAACAATTGTAGAATTACCAGCATCATGCGTTGTTTGATCTGTCACAAGACTGGCAAATGATCCTCTGAGGATGCTGAGATTACCCTGACCAGTGAGAACATTTGAAGCTCGATCATTAAAGATGGAATCGAGTTCGTCAATAGAAATGTAGCAATGTTCGGTAACTACATTAGAGTGAATGTGGGCAGCCAAAAGTCTAGCCTGGACCACATTCTTAAGGGGTTGCGGAAGATGACAGGTAAAAGTATTGGCACTATCTTGACCAATTGAATCTACTGTGATTGTGTGATACTCATAGTCAAGATTTGGAATATCTGTGGGCGAAGTAATCAAAGCCATTTAGTATTAACTTAGATTAAAGATCCGCCAATTCCTTCTTCAATGGTGTAACCAGCTTGTTCAGCAACAAGCTTTTCGGCACCACACACACCACCTGGAGTCAAGCTCTTGGTGTAGGTGCTACCTTCACTGGTGTGACCAGGGGCACATTCGAGGCGATGTTCAAGATCAAAGATAGACTTTTCGTTGACAGTCGCAATAGCAATTGGTCTGGGCTGATACTTGCTGGTGTTCTTCAACATCCCAAGGAGGAAAATAACCACAACCAAGGCGACGATAGTCATAAGAGCATTTCTGTTAGCACGGTTAAGGTTAAGCATTTATAATGTATGTACATAATTTTTTTCTAAAGTGCGTTAAAGGTAATTTAATAGTTTCCTATTAGAGAGTAGATGGACGAAGAAATTGTCATTGATCGAGGGAGCACCAATGTTATGAAACTGGATGCCGATGAACAGGCCCTGATGGATGAAATTGAGATTTCAACTTCACGACCTCAGCCTGTGCGACGCCCAGCTCCACAACAAGCGCGTCCTCAAATGCAACAACAACACCAAGAAGCTATGGATGCTTTTGTAAATCCAAACAAGCAGTCAGCACCCGCTCAGTCAGCTCCTGAAGACGAAGAGATTGACTATGGTGAAGATGAGCCAATGTTTTTTGATGATGAACCAATGGGTGGTATGACCCAGGAAGAACAACCATCTAAGGGTTATACTTCAATTGACGAAGAAAAGGCGGATCTCATTAATAAGTTGGGTCGTCTCGAAAAAAAAGGTTTTGCGGTGAACAAGAGATTGAATGCTTACTCTAACATTGATGAATTGAGATCGGAAGTAAAGAGAATTACATACAGTATCGACGTTGAACAATCCATTCGTTTCTCTAGACGAATGCTTGTAGCTTGTGTCACAGGTCTCGAGTTCCTTAACAAGCGTTACAATCCATTTGAGATTCAACTCGAAGGTTGGTCGGAGTCTGTCATGGAAAATGTGGATGACTACGACGGGGTCTTCGAAGAGCTTTACGTGAAATATAGATCCAAGGTTGCTGTTGCGCCAGAAATCAAGCTCATCATGATGCTTGGTGGATCAGCGATGATGTTCCACTTGACAAACAGTATGTTCAAGAGTGCTCTTCCAAACATGAATGATGTATTGAAACAAAATCCAGATTTGGTAAAGAATATGATGTCAGCGGTTCAAAACACACAACGTGCGCCATCTGGACCGGCTGATGCGGCACCAGTCGGTGGAACTGGTCAATATGAGATGCAAGGACCCGGTATTGACATCTCGAGTTTGATGGGTGGTATCATGATGCCACCACCACCACCAATGAATACTACTACACAAGTACCAGTCGCGGAAGATGATGACGACGATGTTTCGGACATCGTATCCATTTCAGGAGAATCTACTGGTGGTGAAGTCAAGGAAGTCAATGTGAGTGCTGCGAAAACAAAGCGAACTCGAAGAAAGAAGAAGACGGAAATTAATCTCTAAGTAAAGTATAAATGATAGGTTACTGTCCGCTGGAGGATCTTGAACCTCCCATGAAACAGGAACAGCCACAAGCCGCTGCTCCTGAACAAGAACCTGTAAAAGGTCTAGAAGAAACCGAATGTAATTACGTCGTCATGGCTTTCATTGTCGGCGTTCTATTCTTAGCCATCTCTGATTCCATCAGGGCGTAAATTTATTTATTGTAATTCTACCTTTGGGTTTTCCCTGGTAGGTAAAATTATCTAATAGTTGAAAGTTGTAATACTCGTTGATCCACCATTACCATTATCAAGATCTGATTCGGCTAAGAGTGATCGTGTAATTTTTGTTAAACTACCATTACACGCAGTTATAAGTTCAACGAATATGTCGTACGCATATTCTCTAGTGTTATCTGTGTTGTAAGGTTCAATACTAATACCACGTGTACCAGTAGTTATTGTTGGACTCCATGGGTAGCTGTTTGTACCACCAAATATATTCTTAGTACCTATAGCCAAATCCAATGATGGCGCACTCTCATCACTGGTACCACCTTGTAGTTCTATAATCATTGTACTTAAATCACCAACAGTTGATCCATCGGTTCTTCTTAAAATTCCTGTAATTTTTGCGTAGAAGGCGCCATTTCCGAATATTAACTGTATATCCTTGGCATCACCCGCCGCAATTGTAAAGGTTTTAGAATATCTCTTACATGAAACTTCGCTGCTATTTGTGACAATACCACCCGCAACTTCTAGATCTGTAGAAGGGGTTACACCAGCACTTAATCCAACTGCAACCTGTGTGAAATTGATATTACCATCTACTAGTAAATCACCATTAACTTCTGTATCACCACACAAAAATACAGTAGCGTCTGTAGCACTTGGGCATACGTATACATTGCCCGTTGTATCGCCATAAATATTTGAAGTACCACCACTTGTCTTGAATTCAACTATCGCATTTGATGTTGAACTTTCCACTCTCGTAGTACCATTATACACATGAAATTTGGTACTTGGACCGTTTGTACCAATACCTACATTACTTGTGTGAAGTAAGTGAATACAATTTGTCTGTGTACTGTTATTTGAAACTCCCATTACAAGACCGGTCGTACCATTTACAGAATTACTGAAACCACGAGCGTAGCCACCTTCTCCGTCACCGGTATAGATGAGCAACCCCGTTGTCTTGTTGTCACCTGGACTTTCAAGTCTTAAAAGATCTGTACTTGATGTATCCGAGTTGTAGATGTGTATGTTAGAGCTTGGGGAATTGGTACCAATACCTAATCTACCTGGACCATCAAATCTGGCAAATTCCTGATCATTATTATCATCAATTTCATGAACAAATGTAATTGGGCGTCTAGTGGAACCATCCAATTTACTTCTCATGATGTTACGACTTGTACCACCACTCGTTGTTGAAAATTCAAACCCCGTCAATTTGAATGAACCACCACCACCAAACTCAACATCACCATTAACAACAAGTTTTGTGTTAGCACCTCTTGAGTCGGCGTCCGATCTCTGACCACCCACAACCACTAGACCATTATCACAAATAACTAGAGGTTTATCAGTTTGGCCATCCATTGTGTCCAAAATTTCACTTGAACCATAAAGAGTTTCACCGGAAGATGTATAAGTTTGGAACACGTGCTCACCAGCAATGTGTCTGATTCTATCTGGGCCACTATCTACCGATGAAGCTTCATTACCTTTAAAGAGGAGTAATTCTGTTCTTGTGTAATCGGTATTATATCTTCTTTCAATAATGTGAGTATTACCAAACTCGTCGCCAGAAAGACCACTAAATGAAAGTTGTTGCCCAATCACGACATTACCCAAAACTTCCAAAGCACCTCGTGGAGAATCTGTACCTATACCCACATTATGGTTTGAACCATCTATATAGAGCCCAACCTCTGTGGACTCGGAAACTTTTTCATGATCGTTCGTTATTCTAAAATCACCATTTGTACCAGAAACACCCACCGCCCAACCAGATAAAGTCGCACCATCTGTTTGTATGTAGGATGAAAATGAGTTTCCATCAGCAAGATCCGTTTGTGCGGCAATTATGGCGTCACCAGATTCGTGGTTATGGACCAATATACCGTTATCAGTTGGATCGGCAATACCTTCACATTTCACTTCCAAGTGTGCTCTTGGTTGTGTGTGACCAATACCAACTTTGCCATTACTGTGAAGAGTCATGACTCCGGTATCCACCGCATAATCATCATCTCCTAAGTAAATATCAACACGAGTTTTCGATGTTCCAGATGTCGTTTCATGCTTACCTAATTTAAATGTAGCACGAGCACCATGTTCAGTACCACTACCTTCTCTGGCCAGAGTTAATACGGGTGCGAGATCGGTTGTACTCGTAATTGGTGATGTATTTGTAGCTACAAGTGGGGTTCCCAAATGACTATAACCATTTCTTTTTGTGACTTGATTATTTATGAATGTAGTGAGACCATTTACATGAAGACTACTTTCTGGTGTAGCAGTCCCTATACCAACATTACTTGATTCCAAAATTGTAAGTTTGGGTGTACCCATAGTGGATGAAGTACTCGCGTAAAAATTGAGACCTTTTCCGGTACCGACAATATTTTCAATCTTGTTTTCACCGGAATTGACCAACGAATAAGATCGCATGGATGTATTACCTGTTGTACCCCATATATTACCATGTACTAATGTGTTACTCCCGGTAATGTAGATGTTTCCAGAAACTGTAAGTCTTTCAGTTGGATTTGTATTTGCGACACCTACATATCCATTCGAATCAATTCGAACTCTTTCCGTATTTTTAGTTTTCAAGCGGATATTTTGTTGAGTACTTGTTGTACTCGCACCATAGACTTCAATGGAGCTTACATTTGACGCAGTTGGACCGGATTTAAGTATGAGTACATTTGATGTACTATCACCACCGAATCTGTCTGCGTGAATTACTAAGTTTGAACTTGAGAAAGTCATTTCTGTTGTAAGATTTGTAGTTGATGTATTACCCAAAATTCGAAGGGTATTTATAGCTGTTGTATTCGCGAATATTTTTGTCCCAATTGAAAGAGTATCCGTTGGTGAAAGGTTCGCAAAACCCGATGGAGCTGCGTCATTCGTACGAAGGGCATTCATTTGGACGTTACCGCTAATAATTGCGGGTGTTTCTGTACCTGGAGCCATGGTTAGAAGACTACCAACTTGTAAACCACCAGTTCCTATTCTAACACCTGTTGCGTAAACATTACCGGTCGCATAAATAACATTTGAACCTGTATCGTCAATAAACGCATTTGAACCTACACAGAGGTCGTGCGTTGGATATGTATTGTTCGCACCAATGTTATTAGAAGTATAGATGTCGCCATATACATGAACATTTACAGATTTTGTATCATCCACGGTAATTTGATCTTGAGCCCATCCACCAAATGCGTCCGTTTGGAAAAATGCCATTTCTCTACCTCTATCTCCCGCAATGAAACCCATAGCTACATTTGAATATCCCACACCCGGTGTCATGATGATACCAGTTTCTCTAGACAAAACACCATTTCCAAAACCCGAATGAATCACTACATTACTCACACGCAAATCTTGTGTAGCAATATACGTGGCGGTTTCCGTCACTGTAATATTACCAGTAACAGCAATATTACCCAATACGGTAAGATAACCAGTTTGGTGAATATTACCGTCCAATTTCACGACATTAGATCCTTGATCTGTCATTGAGATGTTAGAACCAATGTACAAATTTGAAGTTTTTGTACCACCCACAACTGTCAATACATTTGCACTTTTATCATTTACGATAAGATTTGATCCAGGTGTTATAAGGTTATTTTGAATTATAAGATTTGAAGCAACTAGGTTTCCACTCACGGTCATGAGATCACGCCCAGTAATATCAATATCAACTTTTCGTGTAGCACCATCATTCACTTGAAAAATTCTTGTTGGATTTGTTGTACCTATACCCAATTGATTGTCCACAAAAAAACGGGATGCGCGACCACGTTCTTTTAAGTCAAAAACAATGGTATCATCTTTATCTATAAAAAGCTTAGAACCGAGAGAAAAATCTTTTGTTGGTGCCGTATTGGCAATACCTAAGACGGTTGTGGTGATTTCATCTGCTGCAATTTCACTCGTAAGAATACTCTTTACACCTGTAAGAGTTTCTTCTTCAACGGGCTCCGCATCCAAATTTGCAACATAAATCTGCTCGAACCTCGCAGTTCTACCCATTTATACTTTAGTTTCCGAATAAAATTCCAGCCAAACCATCCTTGATCCTGAGGACATTATAGTTAACCGCCATCACATACATATCAGAATTGTTAGCTTGTAAAGGACCTTTCTCCGCCCCACGGATTATGAGCTTTGCGTTATCAAGTCGACTGAAATTACAGGTACCAGATGGGTTATAGTCTGATACATTTAGACCAAAATGATATGCGAAGTAACGAGTATACATTAGATCTTCTGAGTCAACTCTAAAATCCGAAATACCATATTTAGACTTGTAATAGTTCTGGACTGTGTGAAAATATGTAGGTGTCATATTTTCTAGTAAAGGTGTTCCATTTACATGTATATCAGCATTCTTAAAAGTAAAACGATCATTTGTTGGATCTAAATTCGTTGCGGTCATACCAAAAAAGATCGACTTGACTGGGTGATTAAGATGGCTAAGATCTAGATCGTTGTATCCACCACTTTCTGTTCTATTGTCAAATACATTTGAAAGTGGAAAGTCTAGTCTTTGAGTCTGTGTGATTACAAAATCCATCTGCCGTTTTACTAGTGACTCTCGCTCTTCCTTATCAAGATAAACATAGTTTCCATAAACATTTATACGTTTTTGTGAAGTATCATAACCTGATAGACTTGTATCATCAAAGTTTACTCGTACTTCAACCTGGTGATGGGCTAGAGATACTAGAGGTAAAAACGCTCCGTGATCACAAAAGAAAAAGTGGAGTGGTTGGAAGTTTCTGTGTGATGTACTCGTTTTATTAGTAATTTCCTGAGACTTTGTGTAACTGTCAGCCATATAATTTGGCCATATATCCGCATAGTAATCATAATGCTGAGAATCAATCTTTTGACCTCCTATATAAAGATCAATTGTTGAATTGTACAAGATATTCGAAGAAACATTTGAGTTTCTTTCAACACCTTCAAACCAAAGGCAATTCACGAGATCACCCAAAACTGGCACCGTAAAAGTCGAATCTTTATCGGTGATAGTCTTAATATATTTGGGGGCTTGTGAAAAATTCGTATGTCTAGTAAATTTCATACGAAAAAATGAATGACCTTCTTCGCTGTTGAGGTAAACATCTTGTACTCCCTTGGATACAAGTTGAATTAATGCGCCAGACATTTATTTATTATTCAGATTATAAAAACAGACACTTTCCCTGAGGGAACTCTTCCTTCTTCTCTTCTTCAACTTTACCGTGTATCTTGAAACCACCTTGTCTGTACACTTTCATTCTTTTATAGAACATGGCTGTGAAAAGTGACCATGGATCGTGAATATCATAGATGTGAGGATTATTCTTCTTTCCCTTCGTCTCTCTCATGATACGACCAATACTTTGAGTTATATCCGACTTTGGAGATGCCAAAATAACTGTATCCAAAGTTGGAATGTCAAGACCTTCATGGGCTTGACTGAAAGTTGCGAAGATGATCTTCTTCTTGGATGAAGCCTGGAGATCGGCTTCTTTCATACCGCCCATGTAGAGACCCGAAGATTTTGGAAAGCATTGATGAAGCATTTCGCAGTGCCAACGGCGGTCACTCAAAACAAGAAGTTGTCTTGTACCCGCAGAAGCCTTCTTAATGAGTTCAACAAGCATTTGATTTCTCTTACGATCTTCGACAACTTCCGTAATCATATTAGGCATTGACACTTTCCCAAATCTAGTGGACGGTGGAGGATTTCTATAGTTAAAACATTCATAGGTGATTGGGAATACTTCAACTTGTTCTTGATTCTTCCGTTCAACTGCGAAGAATGTGGGTCCCATAAACCAATGAAGCACTTTTGTGAGACCATCCTTCCTTTCTGGTGTCGCCGACAAGCCAAAAATATGTTTGGGACACATTTTGAAGAGAGATTGAGAAAACACCTTCGCACAAATGTGATGCGCTTCATCCACAATCAAAGTTCCAATTGAGTCAAAGTCGCTGAAAGAATACTCTTTGAGGGATAGCGATTGAAGCATGGCTATTACAAAATCACAATCAGTCTCCTTCTTGTCTTGCTGAACTATACCGATGGTGGCACCTGGACAAAATTGTTGAATTCGTTCTTTCCATTGATCAGCCAAAAACTGTTTATGAACTACAATCATTGTACGGTAGCCCAATTTACAAGCTATCGCCAAGGATACGGTGGTCTTGCCATACCCGCATGGGAGTGAGAGAACTCCATGACCCGCACTAAGAGCCGCAGCAAGTGCGGCGTTCTGATGGGTGGCGTCTCTGAGTTGTCCAACAAACTTAGCCTTGGACCTAGCTGGTTCGGGTCGTCTATCGTCCTTGGGTTTTCCAAGTTTATCAGTTCCATAGAATCTTGGAACGCACACTCCATTCTTAGCTGTTCTAAAAACCTTGAAAGGCGGTGGAGGAAATCCATAGTCACTGTTGACCTGTGGTCTTACTGTGAGTTCCTTTTTAATTTCTGCGATTGGTCCCTCGGTGACGAGGTAACCCGTTCGCGTCAACATTTAATATATCACGACTTTAACTTTTAATAGACATCAATTTCCAAGAATATCCACTGTAGTTCCCCACATTCCAAACACCACTAAAATCTACTTCCACATCCACTTCATCTTCTTTTGATAGGGATTGAACTGGACGTCCTTCAACTTGACACATGACCCTTCTGTAACGAAACGGAACTTTTACAGTTAGCACAAATCCGTCAAGTGGATCATCTATGTGGGAATTTTTAATGAGCCCAGATTTATTACGTTGAACTCTTTTCATTATATTGGCACAGTTTTCAGGAATGACCAAACGAATATACTTTTTGTCGTTATGGTCATACATGGGTGTATGTACTTTGGCTAGAAACTTCATTGGTTTCTGTTACGATAAATTAGAATTAAAACTATAAGCACTAAAAGTGTCAATGATACAACTTGAGTAAGAAGAAGTGGTTGAAGAGGTTCTCTAGTTCCAAAACATTTATGACTCAAAGCTCGCGAGACTTCAATGGATGCTTCAATACTTGAATATGGAGTATTTCTAGGAGACATCATACCACACATGGCTACATTTGGGCACTTACCAAAGAAAGGAAGCTGTCCATGAAGACTGAGAACACCCGACGACTGTGAAAATTTCCATCGTTTTGTGTTTTCATCCCATTCGGCACCCCAACCAAAACGAATGGCTCTTGGGAGGGGTACATCCAAATCTTCCAAAACTTTGGTTCTCAATTCTTCTGGTGGACATGTCAACACTTCTTCTGTTAGGTCACAAATCACACACGAAACTGTCTTTTCATCCGAAAGTACAACTGGTTGAAGTTTCCATCTAGTTGTGGCAGCAATTTCCAAATCATCACCAAGTTTAACTGGTTCATCAAAATCAAGTAATACATTTATACATCCATATGTACTTTCTCTTACTTTCTTTTCCGCATCTGGTCCCCAGTTATCACCCAAAAAGTTAAGAGCTGGGCTATTGTCCAGGCATAGGAAAAGTAACCCATCCCCAATTGTTGTTCTATCAGAAAACTCAGCTTTGTACCCATCTTCAAAATATTCAACTTCTTTGAGTTCTTTATTGAATTCGAACTCAACACCTCTCTCCTCGAGAGCTTCTTTCATAGCATCCGACATAACCTTACCCGAAACTCTTTGTGTGTATTGCTTCGAAAGAGCTACATGATCAAAACTTTTAACAAACTCATAAGCTGACATTACATCCCATGTCACACCATCCATAATGAGTGGAAGATGTTCAAGAACTCTTTGTCCACCTTCGGTGATTTCACCCAAAGCTTCCTTGAGAGACACACTTCTATACTTTTTTGGTTGCGCAAGAACTCGCGCGGACAAGGATGCCAACGCTCCATAGTCTTTCATTTTGAGAGAACGAAGTATGAACCCGTATATATTTTTATCGACAGGTTCAAACATTTTGTTCCATTCAATTCCCATTTCTTCAAAAAGACTGTGTGTATTTACAAAAGCCTTATCAAAAACAATTCTGTGTGCGTGAAGATCTCTGACTTCTTCATCGGGTTCCCACCAAGACCCACCCGCCGAGGGTTTTCTATCATAAATTGTAATATCATGATCACCCAATCTGAGTATTTCCCAAGCGAGGGACATACCCGTTGGACCAGCACCAACAATATGAATCTTCATTCTACTTTTACTTTACATTTTTAAATCAAACCAGTTTCTTCACGTTCTTCTGGTGTCTTGAGAGCATACATGATACCAAGGAAGAGTACAGTGGAGATGAGAGCGTACTCAATGTCTTGAGTCGCACTGAAAGCAATCAACATAATGGAGATGAAACGGAAAGTTTGGCTGTTGAAGGCGGTCTTAAGATTCTTTGGAATCTTGATCGCGTTACCAGAGAACAAACCTTGATACAAGATGATCAAAGTGAACAAGATTGGCTGCGCCTTCACCGCAGCTTCAGCTGGTCTACTGAGTGGTCCGAGGAAGTTTGAGTACTTTTTCATTTATAGTAACCTAAGATATTTTCTGACAGTTAAAAAATAAAAGATATTTGTATAGTAGGATGCTATGCGTCGCTAGTCATAAACCAATCAGTAGGGTGACGGCACCAACCCAAAAAGCCAAAACTTGGAGGTTTGCCGCCAAATTTCTCTGGAAGAAGACTTTTGTAAAAAATAAAGTCGAACTGGGTGAATGGACTCGTAATGAGCTTCTTGATCTTGGTCCAACTTTTGTAAAATTAGGACAAATCGCTTCAACGAGAGCGGATCTATATCCTCCAGAATTTACACAACAATTGGAATCATTACAAGACAATGTCCCTCCCGTGGAATACGATGTTGTAAAACAGATTGTAAATCTGAACTACTTTGAAGAGTTCGAACCTGTACCATTTAAATCTGCGAGCATTGGTCAAGTCCATCGCGCAAAATTGAAGAATGGAAAGGATGTCATCGTCAAAGTCAAACGACCCGACATCTATAACATCATGAAATCTGACACAGACAACATCAAAGACATTGTCCGCTTTTTGGAAAAACTTGGTGTAGATACTGGTAACAGTTCTGAGTTTGTTCTCAACGAATCCATTGACTACTTATTGGGTGAATCTGATTATCGTCAAGAAATTGAAAACGCAATCAGATTCCGAAAAGACATGAAAGATGTCAAATGGATCAAAGTTCCAAAAGTTTATAAGGAATATTGTACCGATGATACAATTGTCATGGAATATGTTGAATCTGAAAAACTTACCGAACTTTCAGATCCAAAGATCAACAAAAAGAAGATTTGCGAAGGTCTCATAAACTCTTATGTCATCCAAACTATGGACAAAGGTTTTTTCCATGGAGACCCACACCCAGGTAACTTGGGATTTGCACCCAATGGTAAATTGGTATTCTATGATTTTGGTCTCATCATAGATATTTCGAAAGAACTTCAAAATGGTTTCAAAGAGATTTTCAATTGTATCATTAATAAGGATACAAAAGGTATTGTCGAAGTTTTGGTCGCACTCAAAGTCATCATACCAATGACATCAGATCTTACAGATATCGAAATCTTTTTTGAATCAATCTTGTCATACTTGGAAACTCTTGACGCATCAAACATAATAAATGATGATATCGCACTACAGCTCGCGGCCGAAAAGCCATTTGTTGTACCATCAAGTTTTGTATATTTAGCAAAGAGCTTCTCTCTTATAGAGGGAATATGTGTTCAACTAGATCCAGAGTTTAACTACTTTACATATCTAGAGCCTATGATCAAGCAACAGTTTGTGGAATCTATCGATCTTCAAGAAGCTCTCATGAAGACCGCAGAAATGCCGAGTAAAATACGAAATATAAGTAAAGCTGTTTTGGGTTTGGAGAAATCCAAAGCAGCCATGAAAAGATCTATGTCTAAAACTAGACAGGAAATTCGTATGGTGCAGTACAGTATAGTGAGTGCGTTAATGGCCCATCAGTTTGATGATACACCATTAGCATTTGCTTTTGTGTTAAGCACACTCTGGTTTGCGTTTAGTTCTCGAAAAAGTCGATAGCAACTTCTTCCTTCTTTGGGGAGCCTTTGGCACCCTGGAAGAATTCTTGGTGTTGCTTGAAGATTTCCTTGGCGCGTCTTTCCTCGTCTCGGGCAATATCCTTAAATCGATCACCGATTCTGCCCAAGTCTTGCTGGCGCTGCTTCTTCATCTTTTTGCCAAACTTCTTGAAACGCTTGGTGCTTGCCGCAAATGTAGTAGAGGTCGTTATAGAGAACATCTTTGTTTGTTAATATCTACTGTCTTTTTATTTTTAAGTTCAATCGCTCCAATTTTTCCTCAAACTCTCTTCTTTCCCCTGGTGACTCAATTGGAGTACCGTTAGCCAGAGCTTCAATCTCTGGACCCGTCAAGTGCATGGCGTTCACGCGGAAATCCTTGAAGGCTTCCATTGTGATTGGGACCAATGGTTGAACTAGATCATAAATAGCATTAGCATAGTCTCGAATCTCTTTCTGGGCGTGTTCATCCATACGGAGATGAAGATAGTGCATCAAGTTGTGAAGGTTAATCTTCCAATAGAATTCGGTATAAGTACATTGTGGAAGGTTGCCCCGTGCCTGCTCCCGACAAACCCCTTGCTCCAAGAGGCTCTCATATAAATCAAAAGAATGTTCTAAGTGTTCATCAATTTGTCTAGTTTTCTCTTCATCAATTTCTACAACTCCTTCAGATCCCTGGTTATTTACTTTAGACTGACCTCGTAGAACTCCTGGGTTGTAGTACTGTTTCGGAACGACTGAGTAGCGGGCGGAGAGTTCATTGACGGAGGCTGTTCTATGTCTGAAATGCTGTCTAGCGATGTAGAGTGGCATTTTGATGTGGAACTTGAATTCCACCATTTCAAAGGGGGTAGTGTGCCAATGTCGTAGCAAGTACCTGAGCAACCCCCGGTCTCCTCGGGCAGTCTTAGTTCCGTCCCCGTATGAAACTCTGGCAGCTTGTACGATTGACGTGTCCAAATCTTGTCTCGGCATGTGATCAACCAAGCGTACAAATCCGTGATCCAAGACATCTTTTTGTGACATTTTATAATTTTAGTTCCCCTCGTTTCCTTAAATGAGTTTAAAAAATATGGTACATGGAATGTATATGTCAAAACCTACCGCACTTTCCCTGTTTTCTGGATGTGGTGGTGACACACTTGGTATGACAAATGCTGGTGTAGATGTCATAGCATATTCTGAAATAAAAACCAGATTCCAAGAAACACACGAATTAAATTTTGATCAATCAAAGTTAGTTGGTGGTGATATAAATAAAATTTCAGATGAAGATTTTGAAAAATTAACAGGTAAAATTGATATTATATTCGGTGGATTTCCGTGTCAAAGTTTTTCAAATGCTGGTAAAAAGGATCCAAATGATATGCGTGGACAATTGTATCTTCAATTTGTGAGAGCGGCTAAAATCATTAAACCGCGGTATATAATCGGTGAAAACGTCAAGGGGTTATTGACAAGAAAGACAGCAAATGGAGAAAACTTCATAGACATTATTGTCAAGGCATTTAATGATATAGGTTACACATGTCATTACAAAGTTTTGAAAGCCCACGAACACGGAGTCCCACAAAAGAGAGAACGTCTTTTTATTGTGGGATCAAGAGATTCAGAATTTACATTTGACTTTCCAGAAGCAACCAAACAAGATGTAAATCTAAAAAACATTCTAAAGTTTGATATGGAAGGAGCTTTGAAAGTTCCAAAAGAACTCATTGAAGAAGCAGGTGTTGCCGAAGAAAGTATACTACACGGAGAAGGTGAACCAACTGGTAAAGTTCATCCATATCTCACTTTACATGAAAGAGTTAGGGGTGTTACTTGGAAAGACAAACGTGTGAGTGAATATCAATTCTCGTTTGGTAAAAGAATATCACCCATTCACTGTGAAATCGTGGATATCACAAAGCCAAGTAAAACTATCATATGTACGTATGACCATCAACCGAGATTGTACGTTGCTTTAAAAACGGGTGATGGATATTATCTGAGACCATATACTATAAATGAATTACAACAAATACAGGGGTTCCCATCGGATTATAAACTAGCTGGGAGTCACAAAGAGAAAATTGTTCAAATCGGAAATTCAATTCCGCCAAAATTGGTTGAAGATATAGTGAAGCGTCTCAAATTTTAATTGACCAATTTGGTCTTGGTCTTGATTTAAGACCATTTGGAAATGATACGGTTCTTTTAAATAACTGCCCATATTCATGATATGAAATGTGACCTTCGTTCACCGCCTTTTCTATTTGTTCCATTGTATCTTCATATAGTGTTTTTAGTTGCTCTTTGATGATACAATCACTCGAACCAATTCTCCCACCAATCAATTCACTACAATGTTTAATAAAAATTGTTTTGTTTTTTGTGTTGATAAAAATATAGTAGTAATCATCATCTGGATGAGGAACTGTGTCGTTCAATATGAAAACCCCCTTACTTTTCTTACACTCGTATGTAATTGGATGTGGAGCACCCGCAAACATGACATTGCGAATATCCTTTGATTGTTGAGATGGCGCAAAAGAGCCAATTTTACCACCCATTTTTTGAATGACATCTGATACAATTTTAATGTAATTCCGTTCGTCATTTTGGGTATTGGAGTCATTTGAAAAATTGTCCCATGGAAATATGACCTCTAAGTGTCTAATCAGTAGCTTGTTGATTTCCATGATTCTTTCATTATATATCATGACTTTTTGTAACTTAGGGTGATAATTCCTTAACTAAGTCATCAATGTCACGATAGTACCTTTTGAGATCTTTCATAAAGCGTTTATTATTCTCAAGACACTCACACTCGGGTTTGTTGAGATAGATCCACGCCAAGTTTGACTTTGAATACTTTGTCCTCTTTTGATTTTCATTTGGTCTTCGTGGAACCAACTTTGTACTCTTCTTCTGTTTCTTTGTAGATTTGACTTCTGTGCGATTTACAAAACTGAGAGCTTGCATCACGGTATCCGCGAGATCGTCTTTCTTCTTGGACGCTAAGAAGGTTTCCAACCAATGAGCATTTACTGGACCACTTCGAATGAACTCTTCACATCTTTCAATGGAAACTTTCTTTCGTTTCAAGTATTGTGATTTACCAGGTCCGGCGACGTCAGGGATCTTGTGGCGCGCATCATAAATTATAGTTTCAGCCTTGGGATTCTTAATGATAAAGTATGCGTGAAGAAAATGCATCACAGATATCATCTTCTTATTACGATCAGGTTGTTTCTCAATAAGGACCGTATCCGCATCAAGAACCCAAGGTCTTTCATCTAAGTGTTTTCTCAATGAGACATAGATACCATCTTTGTGTTCAGGTGGGACACCAGATACATCCCATTCAACAACAAGGTTATTTGTTTCATTGAGTAAGCACATGGCTAAGTTCCGAATACCGACATCGATACTCAGAATCATTAAGTTAAAGGATCTTTATATCTTTAAATTAAAACTTTCTCGCGTTACCCAATCTCATGGCACCCGCTTTACCAAGATTGGCAGTAGCCGACTGTCCAGCTGGGGAGAGACCAAGAACGATCATAACGAGCACGAGAAGGCAGCAGCACACAACACATGCAATCATGGCATACTTGATTGGACCTGTAAGACCTTCGAACAAGGTTCCAACTATGTCGGCGATACCCTTATTTTCAGACTTTTGTTCCGCACCAGCATCGGCAGCCAATTTGTTCAAAACATCACTCGAAGCGATCGCTTCTTGAAGATTTTTAGTTATAGCTTTGGCAAAAAGTTGCGCAGTTATATCTTGTGTAATATCAATCTTAGTACCATCTGTTATACAATCAATGTTTCTAAG